TGGATTCCATGCCAATTTGATACAGTTTTTAATTGCACCACGATTGTAACCTGCTGGTGAGAACCATGGATCACGAATGTTATCTGTGTATACACATAGACCAGCAATGTCGGCGTTTAATGGTATCCAACGATATGTGTTATTGTATTTGTCAAATTGATATTTCCAACCAGAATCGGCCATAACATAAGAAGAACTTCTTGATAGTGTTGTTAACCAACTTTGAATGTTGGTTGTTTCGCTTCCTGATTTATTAACAACGTCAACGTAACGTGGTGAAATAAAAGCAACACAATCTCCACGACCAACAGCAATGTTGTCGATAACATATTGTTGAACTGTAACTGAATGTCCACCAGTTAAAATTAATGACACATCAATATTTTCTTTATTTGAAAACAAATCATAAGAAGAACTAATGTTACCATCTGTAGGTGCCACGGTTGAACCTGTGCTTAAATTAATTACCTGATTTGTTGCTGGATTTGCAAAAGTTCTACCTGCTGCGGATTGGCCCCATGTGGCACTTGTTGTTGCATAGTTAACTGGATCCATTGCATAAACATATTTTGAGTTATTAAAAATAACTTGTTTATAATAGTTAGTTAGACCATTAATAACTGCATCATATGCCGCAGATACAAAACCATATGTTTCTAAGACTGAACCAGCAGAACCGGTAAACAAACCATCTTGGTCAATAACAACGATGTGCATCTCATCATTTACACCATTAACAGAATCAGCAAAATCTGATGTTCCTGGTGCCGATGTGAAATAGTTCTTGTATGTCCATGTGCTATATGTCGCTGTGTTCGCACAAACAGCAATAGAGATTGAGTTTCCTAAAACACCAGGATATCTGGCCGCAAACGGACCATAATCATTACCGTTATTAGTTAAAAGATATGAAGCTTCATAATCATCTTCATTTTTAATTTGTACATTTAATGTACTGCCATCGGTTGCATTGTTTGCTAATGCACCAACTGAACGAACCAAATTTAAATTATTGCCATAAGACAAAAAATTTGCCACAGTAAAGAAAGATACTGCTGAATCAGCATTTGGTTTACCATATGTACTAACGAGTGTTATTTCACTGTCTACTTGTTTTACTTTGTCTGCTGGACCCCATTGAAATGTTCCAGCAAATGCACCAGCGGTTTGTTGAACTGCGGGTACAACGGTTGTTGCATCGACCTCAGCTACATTTACGCCTGGAGAGATTTGAAATGCCATTTTATTCTCCTTGAATTATTATGTTCTTTTGGCAAAATACCATAAGAGTATTTATGAAAGGCTGGTTTTATAACCTTTCTAGTCTGTTCCTCATAAACGAGCCGTATGTTTCCCCACTGTCTGCTCGTTCCCATAAATCACCACCCATAAGTTCGAAATCATGTTCTAGACCATCCTCAATGATAGGTGCAGGTAGAACATCATCGTCCATTTGATTCATATTTTCCAATTGAATCTGTTTACGAATGTCGTGATTAACAATTTCTTTGAAATATTGTTGTGTAGTTACCCATGAAAATATCACTAGAGACATTACTAAGTCGTCATTTGCACCATCTTCAGCACTAAAAGAATTCCTCTGCTGCACAAAAGTGGTCAATTCGGAATATGTATCGAAATCATTAATTAGAAGTTTGTCTCCTTCGATTAGAGTTTTAAGGTTTGAACAACCAATTGCCTTGACCTGAGGAGACATCTTCAGTCCCATCTGAACACCACGAGCAAACCCGGCCGATAATTGTTGTGGTTTTTTATTGCCTGTAAAGATTTTCCATAGGTTCTCATACTCAAAATCTGTATGTAATGAGTCTGCAACCTGTGGATTGTTGTTAATTTCCACCAAAACATACGCATCATTGTAGTATCTGGCCGTATTATAGATGACAGTTGGAAAAAGAATAGGTGTAATAGATGAACTGCTGTAGGTTGCAACCTGTTTATATGGTGTCTGCGAGATATCAATTACTGAGAACGCAGAACTATCTAAATTTTTGCCTTCAGAAACGTCAACTGTGATACAGTATAGGTGGTCCGATTTAGATTCGTTGATGCCTTCTTTGACTGGATGCTCATATATCTTTAATAAATCGTGGTTGGCAACCGGATCATTATATACCAGTTGTTGTAACTTGTAACCAGAAATAAGTGTGTTTGATGAACCCAAGAATTCTGTTTCAAACTCCTGTGAGAACTGCCGTTCAGAGGTGTTACGAATTGTTTCTTCTTTCCATTTCTCATCACGGCCAGGTACATGTGACCAATGAATCTGGAAGTTAACGTAGTTGTTTTTCTTGTTAATCGAATCCATCCACAACTTGTAGAACAGGTTCATACCGTTTGGAGTGGAAACAATAATAATCTTTGTCTTTTTACCTGATGAAATTACAGGGTAAACAGAGTTAAAGAATTCTTCTGCAATATTATTTGGAACGAAAGCAAATTCATCTAAGAATACTATGTTAAAAGAACCACCACGAATGGCGGAACTAGATGTGGATGCAGCGATAATCTTAGAACCGTTCTCCAGTTCTACGTTACCCTTGTTCCATGTAACGATACCTTGTTGTAACCACATAGGTAAATTTTCATAGGCCAGTTGATATTTGCCCAAAATATCACGAGCCAATGCACCTTTGTTTGCCAGCACAGCACAGTTTTGGCTGTCTTTAAAGATTGTTTCCCATAACATATAGGCCACAGTGGTTGTGGTTTTACCAACTTGACGAGGACATTTTGTAATTACAAATCTATTATTTGCAAACAGATGAAGCATTTCTTCCTGAAACGGCCACATATTAAAGTTGATTAGACCTTCATCAACGTTGACAATCTTAATATAATTTTTTGCAAAATAAATTGGGTCGTTTGAACATTTTATATACTCATCAACTTGTTCTTGTGTGTAGTTTACTTTGACACCGGCCTTTTTAAGTAAGGGGTTGTCACGGTATGCTTCACCAAATTTTAAATCATTAATCATTCTTACCTTTGAGTAGTTTGTTCAACTCAGCGGTAGAACCAACAAAGATAGCCTTGTCGATTTTTGTATCGCCTTCTTTTTTACCGTCCATTGTACGCATTTGTTTTTGTACTGCAAGTAATTCTTTGTTGGCATCAACCACGTTCTTTAGCAGTGTTGCATAGACTTCAAATGCCCGAGGATGTTGTCCTGCTGCGGCAATATGTCGTAGTTCTTCCATTGCATCTTTGCCATTATCAATCAACTCTTGTAGATTATCTTTTGTTTGTTGATATGCATCTTCCAAATCTGTTTTTAAATCTGGACCTTCCTCAGTTTTTGAAACAACCGGCACCAAAGGTTTTTCCTTTTGCACTACCGGTGTTACATCAAATATTTTTTCCATGTTTTTGTCAAATGTATTCATATTTTTTAATTGGTTTATAATGCTGCGATTCTACTCTTAAAGTCGTTGAAGTCGGTTGATGCCGCAAGAAGAACTTTTAAATTGGCCAAAGGTATAGATGCACCAACTTGAACTGTGTTGTTTGCAAACTGAATGTTTGAAACATTTGCAATAGATTTTCCACTTAGGTCCAAAGCAACATTACTTGAACCTGAAGATGGTATAATTATTGTTCCGTTTCCTGTGAAATCCCATTTCTCATTAAAATAGGTAATTCTTTGCTCATTTTCTGGACTAGGATTTTGATAGGTAACAGCATTCATTGTATATGAATATGTTGTATTGATAGCAAGTGTTACTGTTGTGTTTCCACTACCAGCTGTATCGCTTGTCGTAGTGGCCGCAGATGGTACGGTCACATATGTAAAGTCTGACCATTTGGTTGAGTTTGAATATGCATATACACCAGATAGAGTTCCGTTTATTGGTAACTGATAAGTGATTGCAATTGTTTTTGAACTACCATTTGGATTTGCATATCCAGTACCAACAATAAAATCACCTTTCACATCCATTTGTCTGTGACCAAGTCTGTTACTTTGACCTGCACCTGGAACTTGAAGTGAATTTGCCCAAGCAAGATATCCGTTGGCTGCAAGTACTTTGTAATTGATGAATCCTGTTTTGCTGTTAGGGTCTGTTGTGGTACCGTTTACATACAAATAATTGTTACTGTATTTAATCCAATTAATTTTTGGTGATGTTACACCAGTTATTTCTTTTTCCCAAACCAATTGATTGTTTGCTCTAAACATATAGATGTTTGTATTTGTTGCAGCATACCAGTTGTTTGATGAATCATAACTTAAACCAATGATTGTATTTCCATATTTGTTGACATTACTTGTTCTAATGTAAACGCCTTCTGTATCAAACTTATGCACTTGGCCGTTTGCTGATCCAACTAATAAACCACCACGATTTGGTAAAGCAATAATAACGGATCCGTTTGCTGCATTACCTGCATTATAAAATGTAAAATACAATTCGCCTGTAATATCAAGGCCTGTAATTAAGTTATGTTCACCAGTATAATATGGAAAATCTTCATCATCAACACAGATATCTTTAGAACCAATTGAATCAGTAATTAATGTATTCCAAACATTTTGACCAAGATAGTTAAATTTTGTAACACGGGTCGACCCGTCAGAAGGAATATTTGTTAGTAAGTATATGTTGTTGTTTCCATCAACTGTTACCGATTCACCAAAGCTTGCTACTAGTATGCCACCCACGTTGGCCGCAGGAACAGATTTTCTCCAATATATTGAACCATATGGATCATACTTAATAACAGTTGCTTGTGGTAGACCAGTAACTTCATTCTGTGTGGTCATTGCCACCACAATATTATTTGCAGAATCAAATGCAACACCATTGCCATATGCATTGTTGGCTTGTGTATCTATTTGACCAAACAAGATACCTAAAGCTCTATGATCATTTTTATCGGTACCAATTTGAACTTGTGTATTGCTATACATTAATTCTGTGTCAAATAATATGTTACCCAATGAAGCTGTATTTGCTTTTCTGAAGGCGGCCGAAGCCAATTCATTATTAATTTGATAAAAACTGTTTGAAGTATTAGAATTAGTTGAAACGCTGGTATACAACTCAGTAAAGTTGTTATTGGTTTTGGTAAAGGCGGTTCTTAATGAATCTCCTTTACCGTCATTTGCTCTAATACCAATATTGATAATTTGTTTAGCCATTTATTTCTCTCATTTGTGGTTTATTGATTTGCGGCCTTGTTGATAGTTAGAACTTGATTCAAAGTATTATCAGCCTTAGCCTCTTCTTTATCAACAGACATGTAATCAATATCTGTACTGACTCTACCAATCGAATCAACTTCAACAAATTTCAATGGGTTCAAGTTATATGATGTAAAGTTGTAATTCGCCAATGTATTGATTCCGTATATAGGTTTATCTGACACGAAGTTTCCTGTTAGTTCTTTTAATCTTAAAACGTTATCTGTAAACTGTACAACAATTCCTGTTGCTGATGCATCATCCGATGTGTATCCTTGATACACCGTTTCACCCACCCTATATGTTCCATAACCAGAATCTAAGTTCATGTAAAATTCAATAATTTCATTCTGTGATACTTGATTCCATATGGAAACAAATGCACGATTAATAACACCTGTCTCTGTTGGTTTACCAAAGATGAAACCCTTTACTGTGAAGTTCAGTGTCCAGATAATCATTCTGGTTTCATTATCTCTACCGCCTTCATATGTAATATCATGTGTGGTAGAATTTAAAATAACAGGAACTTCTTTAATAATACCCATTTCAGGAATCAAATTCAATTTGATTGTATAATCTGGTGTAAAGAATGGTAAAATGTGTTCAATGATTTGTGTGCCATCTTCTATGTTACGTACATAGATGTAAAGATTGAAATCAAAATTGTATGGTACTGGACTGTATTGTGATTTGATTCCTGCCGGTGCAGTACCGGCAAAATTCTTAATGTTTGTGTTTTGTTTCCGACTGGAATCATATGATAGTCCAGCCATTTCAAATGACATACGTGGTAATGTTACTTGGACTTTTTTATCCAAGTTTAAGTCATCCTCAAGACGCATGACATAACGTTCTTTACTTGCGTATGTAATAGGAACAATGAATCTTTCCGATTCTGTAAGGTCTGGCTTAAATCTATACAACGTAATGTTGTCAAACATATTACCAAATCCAACAACCAGTTTTCTTATGACACGATTATATGTTGACATTATATTCTTCCAAACGGGTTGGTTTCTGTAAAGTCAATAATGTTATTTGCAGTATCAAACAAGTATGCATTATCATAAGCTTCATTTCTTGTGCTATCTATTAATGGATCAAATGATGACAAATAGTATCTTGCATTACTTGTTGCACCAATGATTGCAACGTTGTCACGGAATTCACCTGCAATATTTGTAACCTTTAACGAGTCATCTGGCTTAATCCATTCTTGTACTAAGGCCACAACCCACGCATTTGCTTGTGTATTATCTGTAGATTGAAATACAACTTCTCTAGCTTCGTATGTTCCAGTTCCAACACCAGTATTCAACTCTAGTGTGTAACTGGATTGTATCATAACATCATCAATGTCTTCCACACCAGTGTCGATAACTTCTTGTGAGTATTTGAATTTCTCTAGTTCTAGTTCATAGAAGAATGGTATCTTTCGGCCTAACATAAAGAAGTCTTTTGTTTGATTTGTGAACTTGATTTCAAACAACTCACCAGTACCATTTAAGAACGGTACATAAATCAAGTCACCTTCTCTTGGTCTTGTAAATATATCTTGTGGTACACGTTGAGAGAAAGAACGCTTTGAAAGAATGATGTTAACTGTGTTTTTAATCTCAAGGCCAAACTTAGAAAAGAATTCTTTTTCGCCACCATATTCCATAGAACTGGATAGGTAGAAT